GAAAAATATTATCGTGAAAACTTTCCCGAAATTTTAGAATATGTCTGTTAAAATAAATGTTGACAATCTTCCACCTGAATATCAGGAACTATTTATTGCAGATGGAACTAAGGATAAAATAGTTGCTTGTCGTTCTCCTTGGCACGACTTCAAGGAAAGGCAATCGAGAGGCAACAAACGAGCCTTTTATTGTGACGTATGGGCTACACCGATTGGTTCGGCTGATTCGGTATTTGATCCGACAGTTTTGCATGAGATAAAAGATAAGTATATCAGAGAACCGAACTTTGAAGGTGAGATTAAATTTGAATATGACAAAGATGGGCGTGTCACTGACCCGTACTTTGCTCCTGACCTTGGTTTTAGAAGGTTAAAATGGTGGGGGAATTTAATTAATGGAAGGCCGGATCAGAGACATAATTATATAATTGGCTGTGATCCTTCTTATGGATTGGGTTCATCCAATTCTGTCAATGAAATCTATGATGTTAATACAAGGGAAATGGTTGGAGAATGGGTTTGCCCAAATACCAAACCGGAAGATTTTGCTGACCAATCGGTAGCTATTGCTATGTGGGTTGGCGGCGTAGATGATGCTTTTTTAATATGGGAAAATAACGGCGGTCATGGAGTAAACTTTACCGACAGAGTTATCTGGCAAAGATATTATAATTGTTATACTCAGACAGTAGAAGATTCCAAAACCCGAAAGAGACAAAAAAAGTATGGCTTTCATTCCACTACAGATAGAAAAGCCGCTATCCTGGGAGAATTTGGGATTGCACTTGCCTGTGGTATTGAAGATGATAAAAAATATAAATCATGTTTGATTTATAGTGAAGAGCTTTTAAGTGAATTATTTGATTATGTTTTTATCGAAGGAACGAAAGAAATCACAACATCAGAAAAAGCTGACTTGAGTTCAGGTGCAAGAGAGAGGCATGGAGACAGGGCCGTAGCTGCTTCACTTTGTATTCTTGGAACAAGGGATCAAGTAGAAGGTGATGTAAAAAATATAAGGGAGATTCCGGCAAATTCTTTTGCATATTATCTTAAACAGCATGAGAAACAGCAGGCAATCAAAAAAAGGGAAGAGAGAAGATTTCTTTTTTAAGGTGGAAAGTTAAAAATGGCACAGCATAAACTGTATCAGGAAGATAAGAAAATACCATTTCCTCAAAGACTTCAGCAGTTGGCTAAAATTTGGAAAAAGAAAAATGAGGATATTTTAAAGCACCAGGAAAAATTACTGAAACTTTGGGCAAGTGGTTTTTTCGATGGACAGTATAGCCGTGAGCATTTAATTAATCTTATAGATAGAGGGGTATTTACCATTGTTCCGTATTTAGTGGAAGGCAATCCAAAAGTAATGGTTGAAACAATGGTTGCCAACCTGAAACCCTGGGCATATACCACTCAACTTGCTCTTAATTTTCTCATAAAAAAGATGAAGTTGGCTGATAAAGTATTTATTCCTGTCGCTATCAACTCAATGTTCGGTGCTGGAATTACCCGCGTTTTTACTGAATACGATAGAATAATTAATCTTGATGATGAAGTAATTAAATCAGGAACTCCGGCCATAAAAGTCATACATGATTCGGATTATATTGGTGATCCTATAGCCAAATGCCGTGATGATTTTATTTTTGAGGGTGACATTTATAAACTTCCAACTGAATATGCAAAAGATTTATTTGCAAGAAAAGATAAATTTGGAAATCAGATAGCGGATTATATATTTCCTGATTGTAAATTAGCAACAGATTTTTCTCCTGATAAAATATCTAATCCTAAATTTAATCCAAGCAGGTATTCTTTCCGTGATTTTACTACATTCATTGATATTTACCTGTATGATGAAAATGTTACAGTTACAATAATGCCTGAAGGCAAGAAACCTAAAATTCTTCGAGAAACAGAAGAGGATGGGCCAAAGGAATCTCCTTATGATTACCTTGGATATAAGTATTTTCCAGGTTGCTCTGTTCCAATTCCTCCTGCTTGGTTCTGGCATGACCTTGATGTAAGCACAAATGTTGTGGCTAAGACGGCAAGAGAGCAGGCAGAATCTCAAAAAGATATTATTCTTGCAGGGCCAGGAAATAAAAAATTGGCTGAACAAACTACCAATGCAAAAAATATGGATGTGTTGATAGTTCAAGACCCTAAAGATGGGGTTCAAAAAGTATCCCTTGGTGGAATGAATACAGAAAATATTGGTTGGTTGCAATATGTTGAGACAGCGTTCAACAAGAGTGGTGGAACATCTGAAATAATGGGAGGTCGTGGAACAGAAGCTCCTACTCTTGGCCAGGAGAAAATGCAGTTTCAAAATGCCAGCAGAATAGTAAATAATATGTACACAAGATACCATGAGTTTATGACTTCTGTTATTAAAAAACTGGCATGGAGAGTTTGGACAGACCCGACAGTTTATATTCCTGTGGTGAAAGAGATTCCTGGCATTGGTCAATTAGAGGAAGTTTTCTCACAGGCAGATATAGTTGGTGATTTTTATGACTTTGTTTTTGATATAGTTCCTTACTCCACGCAAAGAATGAGTCCCGAAATGAAGTACCAGAGATTGATGCAGTTTACGTCACAATGGGTACTTCCTACTTTACAGATGGCGGCACAGCAAGGAGCAGAGTTTGATGTGCCTGGAGCAACTAAGATTATGGCAGAATATTTGGGACTTGATAATTTCAATCAAATATACAGATCAGCAATTCCACATGAATTGCAGGGAATTGGATATACAATGCAGCCTATTGGAGGCAAAAAACAAAATGCTCAGGGGCAGGGCAATGATGCTTTTGGTTCTTTGATAGGCAGCCGTGAGGCACAGTCCTCAAGAAAGCAGGGAGAGGAAGATACGAAGGTCGGTGTTTAATAATTGCCCTTAAGGAGACAAAAATGAGTTTGAAACAGAAATTGGCATTAATACTTATTATAGTTTGTGTATTTACAGGGTACACACTAATGCCAAAAGGATTAGAAAGATTGTACAACAGAGTAAATCCCGCCGTTGTCTGGATCGGGGCAGAATTAGGGCCAAATGATACTGAGTATTATGATGATTATAACGAGTACAAAAATGGAATAAAGTGGCAGGGATCAGGATTTGTAATTAGCTCTGATGGGTTAATAGCTACCGCTGGTCACGTAGTGGATAATACTAAAACTTTTCAGCTAATGTTTAGTGATGGAAGAACAGGCAAAGCTGAGTTTGCTTATCAGGAAAATTCAAGTAATTGTGATGCAGGATTTATTCAGATAACTTCCATTGGTGGATGTAGATTATGGCGTTATTTAATACCTGAGAATTTTATAAACTGGTTGCTGAATAATGAGCATCCTGTGCAGCCAATAAAAAATCTTCCTTATGTTAGTTTAACTCCTAAAGTTAAAATAGCGGAGAAACTTGCTATAGTAGGCTATCCCTGGGGTTGGCATCCGACTTCAACAATAACTCAAGGCATAGTAGCTGCATTAGACAGAGACATTGATTTCTTCGGTGAAAAATTTATGTTTCATACTGATACGGCATCATGGCCTGGGAATAGTGGTTCAGCAGTTTTTAATATGGATGGTGATGTAGTTGGTATTTTGGTCGGTGGTATGCGTGGTTCTGATAATTATTCTCTATGTACTCCGGCTAAAGTTGTGATATTAGCATTAAATAAGTATAGAGCAGAAAAGGCGATGGAGGAAGCAAAGTAACATGCCGTGTCCACATTTGAAAAGAAAAAAGAAAAATAACCCTGACAAGAAACACAGGAAACATACTCCAATTGTGTCTGAGAAACAGAGGGGTTTGTTCGGAGCAGAGCTTGCAAGGCGTAGGGCAGGGGAAGAACCAAGAATGAAGGGAATTACTACTGAGGAATTGGAAAGACATTTGGAAGAATCAAAAGGAAAGGATTTGCCTAAGAAGGCAAAACTGAAACGGAAGAAAAAATAATGGAATGGCTAAGAGATTTATTTAATCGACTATTATCTATATTTCCAAGAATTGTGATACTTTCACCATACGAAGCAGGTATCAGGATTACACTTGGAAATAATTGCAAACAAATCAATAGTGGTTGGTACTTGTACTGGCCTTTAATTCAACGTATTGTGTGGATGGAGATTCAAACACAGGTAGTTGATCTAAGAAATCAATCAGTCAGAACTAAGGATGGAAAAAGTACAGTAGTTAGTGGAGCAATTCAATATAGCATAAAGGATGTTAGCAAAGCTATATTAAATGTTCAGGATGTAGATAAATCACTTGAAGTTTTAGCTCTTGGAATTATTCTTGAATTTGTAAAAAATAAAACATTAGAAGAATGTCAAAATATTAATGCCTTGAAAGATGAGATAAAAAAAGGAATTAAAGAAGCTGCTCAAGGATGGGGCTTAAAAATAGAGAAGGTTTACATAACTGATTTAGATAAAGCACGGAATATTAGATTGCTTACAAATAAGCTTAATCAAAATCCTGGAGAATAAAACAATGGCCGCAGAAGCAAGTATATCAATTATAGCAGAAGTAACGGGGTTGGGTCAGTTACAAACCCTGGCAGAAAAATTTAGTGTGACCACTACTCCGGCAAGAGTTTATTATCAGTATATGGAGCAAGCTACGGCTGATACTGCGGAAGCATTGGATGTTGGTGATGTTGGGACGGTACATTTAATAATTTTAAAATGTGTTACCAATGATGTAGATATTGATACAAGCTTCGCAACATCCTTCGCTGCTGAGATAGAAGTGCAGGAGGGTGAGGTTGCTGTATTCAAACCTACGGGAACTGTGTATATTCAGAACGATGATGCTGAAGAGAAGAGTATCGTAGAATATCTGGTTATTGGTGCTGCTTAATTATTTTAGGAGACAGAAATGAAGCTTGAAGATTTGACGGTAGAAAAAGTAAAGAAAATGAGTCAGGAGGATTTATTTTATTGGGGAGAGCAATTGGCAAAAATGAAGCAAGCGGAGCAAATCAAAAGATTTTTAATAGATTATATTGAAATGAAAGATATAAGAAAGGTAATTTCATAATGCCTATTTATTCTTATCATTGTAAAAAGTGTGGAAAAGTATTTGATGAAATTTCTACTATTGCTTCAAGGAATGATCCGGTTGAATGTGAATGTGGTTCAATGGCTGGCAGGGATATTGAATCAGAACTGGTTGTTGGTTCAAGACGTAAATGGGTGTCTGATAATCCACGCTGGTCGATTAGTATGGGTGTGCCACCAATTCAGGTTGATGAATTTAGAAAAAGATTTCCAAACAGTGTTTATGATGATAGAGGGAGATTGTTGGTAAAAAACCGTAAGGATAAGCTTAGACAAGCTAAAGAAAGAGATTTTGTAGAGCTTAAATGAAAAATATTAAACCAAGT